GGAACAACAAGTGGCGTAAACGGTGCAGATGGTACAAGTGGCCGCAATGGTACAAGTGGTACATCCGGCGTAAGCACAGGCGTTACAAGTGGCACAAGCGGTGCAAATGGTACGTCCGGTATAAATGGCGCTAGTGGAACAAGCGGTGTTAATGCAGCTTCTAGTGGCACTAGTGGCGCAAACGGCACAAGTGGCCGTAACGGCACAAGCGGCACAAGCGGCGTAAGCGGCACCACAAACGGCACAAGCGGTGCAAATGGCACAAGTGGCATAAGTGGCACTAACGGCTCTAGCGGCACAAGCGGCGCAACAAGTGGGACATCAGGTACAAGTCGTACAAGCGGCGCAAGCGGTTCAAACGGATCTAGTGGCACAAGCGGCGCATCTAGTGGTACAACTGGAGCAAGCGGCACAAGCGGTGCTGGCGGTACAAACGGCACAAGCGGCGCTGGCGGCACAAGTGGAACAAGCACAATTGCAGTAAATGGAACTAGCGGATTAAGCATCAGTTTCAGCCCAGCTACTACAAACACCTTATCTAAATTTGGTTCTCCTGCATCAAACCTTGCTAACTCTACTGTAACTGACGATGGAACAACAGTTTCTATAAGCGCAAAGAATCTCAAAGTTGATGGTGGCGATATAGCTAACCTTCACCCATTCTTGTTCATGGGATCGTAATAGAAAAACTTACAACGAATCTTAAAATAGGATAAACTTATGGCTTTAACATATAAAGTTTTAGGAACAGCTTCAACAACAACAGCTGGGACAGCCCTTTATACAAATGCAACATCGGGCGGCGCGGTTGTATCTTCGATTATTGTTTCAAATTCTAGCGCAACTAATAGATCTTTTGCAGTTCATGTCGTGCCAACAAGTGCAACTGCAATTGCAAATCAATACTGTATTGCTTCTGGAGCAACTGTTCCAGCAAATGATTCAATCATAATGACTTTAGGCATTTCGTTAGCAAGCGGAAATTCTATTAAAGTTTCTGGCAGTACAACTGATGTTGGATTTATTGCATTTGGCGCAGAAATTTCTTAAAAATTAACATTATGCCAGGCGTTGGTTTTCAAAAATTATCGAATTGTTTGCTTGGTGGCAAAGATTCACTTTACCCAACGGAACCTTATATTTATGTATCAAATAGACATTTTAATTCATTAAAAATAAGTGTGCAAGGAGATTATGTAAGTGGGTCTCCTTATGCTTTGGCTACTAGAAGACCAGGATATGTTCATCCATATTGCAGAACAATGATTTACAGGTCTTCAAATAATTCTACTTTCACTTTATTAGCATCTGGAGACACTAATGGTTTAAGTGCCAATCTCATTAAAGGTCATGATACAGGTCTAACTACAGGTACATCATATTATTATTATGGTGTTTATGAATATACAGCGGCTGGAGGATTTGTTTATAGAACTCAAGGTCCAACAATGGAAGTAAAAACAAGAGCTTCTATACAAGCAACTGGCGGTAATTATACCATGATTTGGAAAAATAGACATGGAGCATGGAAAATGCATGTTTATAGAGATAGCGCAAATTTTGTTACAACAACAGTTCCGCGTGGAGAAAAAGTTTGGTGTTTTGTTTTGGGCGGTGGAGGAAGCGGAGGGAAAAGCAGAGGTGGTGGAGGTGGTGGAGGAGGAATTCAATTTATTCCAATTTTTAGTAGAACTGGTGCTTATGGAGAACAAGATGCAAATACTGATTATGAATTTTATCAAGATTTTTTTGGTTTTACAAGTGTATCTACTGACAATTCTATTGGGATTAACGTTGCAGAAAATACAACATATTCTATAACAGTTGGCGCTGGAGGAGGAGAAGTGAATGGAGGAGGTTCCGCTCAAGGCAATGATGGTGGAAATTCTGTTGCTTTTGGATTAACGGGAAGAGGAGGTGGAGGTGGAGGCGCATATGCTAACGTAGGAAGAAGTGGAGGTAATGGTGGTGGTGGAGGAGCAGGAGGTTCTGCTTATCGTGTACCAGGAACTACTGTAAGTGGATTTTTAACTAGTGGTTACTATTTTGGTTACAATAATAATGTTTGGGGTAGTTATAGTACTTTGTCCTCTTACGTTACTCAATATTCGGGCCAAGGATATGGAGGTTACTCTGGCTTTACAAATGATTTAGATGGAGGAGGAGGAGGTGGACCATTCAGCAGCGCTAGCAACGCAGTTTCTGACGGTAAACAGGGCCAAATAGTAAATAGCAGTAATTATAATTATCAATTTGTAGGAACTGGATTATCAGGAACAACTACAAGAATTGCATCAGGAGGTGGGGGTGGAGGATATAGCTATGGTTATGGAGGTGGAAATGTAGATAATGGCGCTGGAGATGGAAGCAATGCTTGGGGACAAGATTATTATGCTTATCCAGCAGGATTAGGTGGTGCAGCAACTTGGTTTGGCTGTGGTGGTGGTGGTGGTGGCAAAGGTGGTGGTGGTGGCGGTGCTGGTTACAAAGGCTTAGTAATAGTTGCTTATTGTACTGGAAATCCAGTAGCAACTGATGTTGGATACTAATGGCTATTTACGCAAAATTAAATTCAAATAACATTGTTGAAAATGTTATAGTAGCAGATCAAGAATTTATAAATTCTTTGCCAGACGCTAATTCATATAAATTAGGCGAGTATCCAGTTATCGCTAAAAAACCAAGAGCTAATATGGGAAATTTTTATCATCAAGAATTAGATGTTTTTGTTGAACCTCAACCATTTCCTTCGTGGGCTTTAGATTCTAATTATGAATGGAAGCCTCCGGTTCCTTTCCCAATTCTTCCTGGTGATTATGAATGGGACGAAGAAATAAAAAATTGGAGAATTTCAAATGGCAATTAATCATTTAATTCGTCAAAATGTATCAATATACGCAAATTCAAATTCTGATAAAGAATTAATTTTGCAACATTTGAAAAATAAAATTTCAAAAGCTTTGAATGAATCTTCAACTCCAATTGGAGAAAAAAATTTAGTTTATTTTACAATATTTAAAGAAGAATCTTATTTAGACTTATTAGAAATTTGCTTAAAAAGCATTCATAAATTTGCTGAGTTTAAAACATTTGATTTATTATTTATAACTGAAGAAAGCTTTGTAGATAAAATAAAAAGTTTCCAAATTTTACAAAATTTCAATTTTGATTTTTTTCTTTTGCCTAGACCAGTTGATGGAGTTGCCGCGTCAATGAAAAAATTAAAAATATTCAAATATGCAAAAATAAATGAATATAAAAATATCTTGTTTTTAGATTGCGATATAATTTCTACTGCAAACTTAAATCATATTTTTGCGGCTGAATATAACCCAGAATATTTACAGGTAGCTTGCAATCCATCTTTAAATTATAAAGTTTGGAGTCATAGGGCAGTTTTTTGGAATTTGGATTATATGACGCAAGAGCAGTCTGATTTTATAGAAGCGACAAAGCCTACCCCATTTAATGCTGGTCAATTTTATTTTTGTAATTCAAAAAGAATGAACGCTCATTTTTCTAATGTGATTTGGCTAAGTGAAGTTTGGCCTGGAGAGTATTTTTTTGAGCAGTCTTTTATGAATTTTTATTTCATATTTAATAATTTATGTGAAAGAACTATCATTAATAATATATGTAGATTTATTAACATTGGACCAATTAAACGAATTAATTTAAATGGTCCCGCAGAAAATATTCCTCCTATTGGATATGTTAGAAAACACAACGGTAAATTTTTATACACTGTAGAAAAAAACGAAGAAATCGAACCAGAGAAAAATGCGGTTGAAACTTTGAATGATAGTTACTATCTTATTCATTTTATTGGATTAGCTTTGTTCGCCAGTAGTAAAAAAGTTTATATAGAAAATTTTTTAAATAAAAATAATTTATGCCTATAAGTAAAAATTTTAATGTTATTTTTATTCACATTCCCAAAACAGGAGGAACTTCTGTTGAAAAAATGTTGGACATGTCTCGCAAAAATAATTTCTATACAACAAATAGAAAAACTGAAGAAAATATTAAAGATTTAATTTTTAATAATTTTTCAGAAGAAGAAAGATTGATTTGCTCTGCAAAAAATATGCAGCATTTCACTTTGATAGAATTGAAAAAATTACTTGATTCAAATTTTTTCAACAATGCATTTAAATTTTCTATAGTTAGAAATCCTTATCATAGATTAATATCAGAATATTTTTTTGCATTGTATATTGCTCAATATAATCATTTATTAACTAATATAAGAGAAGAATGTCCAACGTTTCCGCTTTTTGTCCAAACTCAATTAAATTTGCCAAAACTTCAAAGAATTCAAAGGTTTGACGGGCATTTAGAAACTCAAAACAGTTTTTTACTAGATGAAAACGGTACTTTAAACTCTATTGATAAAATATATAAATTAGAAACAGAAATGCAAGATTGTTTGGATTTTTGCAGACAAAGAGCTAATATAAATATTATGAACATTCATGCTCGCGAAGGAAATTATGACAAAAATATAGCTCAATATTACGACGCAGAAACTAAAGATTTAGTTTATAATTTTTACAAACAAGATTTTGATTTATTTGGTTATAATAAGGATTTATAATTATGGCAAAATATAGAAGAGGAGGAAAATATAGAAATCTTGTTAATAGACAATTAAGCAAGAGAACTTTAAAAGATTATAATCCTCCTTATATAAGGATACAGCAATCTACAGGCTATTCTCCTCCTGGTTTTACATCTAATACTGGTGGCGCAGGCTGTCAATGCGGATCGCCACAAGCATGTTCTTTAACTTGTGCATCTGGTAATGCGTTTAGATTAATGTTTGAAATGACAACTGGAACAAATGCTTACAGCGGATGGGTTAATACCACTACTGTTAATTGGTATGATCATGGCGTATATGATTGGTTTGAAGAAAATAAAGTTGCTTATAGAGTATATATGTCTCCAAGTGGAAATTGTACTTCTGGAAATTATTGTGGAGATACTTATCAAACTTTAATCTATTCTGGAATAATGCCCCTTACCGCTCACGGCACTGATCCGTATCTTACCGCCCCTGCTATTGCCATGTCGTTGAAAGGACAAGAATATTTGGTATATTTTAATGGACCATCTGGAGGAACAAACACAGCTCAAGTTTCGCAATATACTGGTGGAACAACTAATGCTTGGGGTAAAGCTGGGTGGTATAAAGTTGAAATAGATGGTCCAGGCGGTTCTGTAAAAGGACCGTGGGTTGCTTTGTATACTTATAAAGATAATACGACAAGCTATGAATGCGATTGTAGTCCTGGCGGATGCAGTTGCGATCCTGGCGGGTATACTCAAACAGAAGCTTGTTGCTGTTTTGACTGTAGCGGAGATGGCATAACTTGTTGCGATGACCCTCCAGGTAATCCTGTTAGCAATTGTTGCAGAGGAGAGTGTTCTCCAGGTGATCCTGGATATGCTTGTGGATACGATTATTCATGCGATCCACCTAATAGTGAAAATTGCAGTCCAGGAGGATGCGATACTTGTTATACATATTGTTACGCAAATTGCACTGATGTTAAAGGAACCTGCACATAATGAATCAAGAAATTTCTCAAAAAATAGAAAAAGCTAAACAAGATCTAGCAACAGAAGACGTTTCTAAATTTCCCTCTGTTTTTCAGATGGGAAGAAATTTAGCTAAACAAATTTGGTTAAGCGGAAAAGGGGTTGTTGCAGGAGATGGATTTTTAGCTAATGCTGAAAAAGTTTTTAATAGATTATCTATATGTGAGTCTTGTGAATTTTTTAGAGACAAAAGATGTTTGAAGTGTGGATGTTTCATGGAAAAAAAGGCTCATTTAGAAAAAGCTACATGTCCTATGGATAAGTGGGGAGAAAATACAGGATTGCGATTAGTTAATCAAGTCCCTACTCCAAAATTTGATATTACAAAATTTCCAGAAAATGAACGTTTAGAAATGATGAAGTTAGCTGAAGAGGCTGCTCATAAAGGAATAGTTGAATCTGTAGCGGTTAATCCAAATGCTACTAATGGAACAAGTGAACAGGTTGAAAAAGGATATAAGCTAATAAAAACTATAAAACCATATATTTTTACTTATAAAGATATTAAATATACCGCATTAAAAAAAGAAGACGGATCTATTGAAATAGAGTTATTTTTAGAAAAGAAAAAATTCATTGATTTTTTATCGGAAGAAGAAAAAAATAAATTTCATGGTTTAATTCGCTCAACTGCAAAGGAAATAACAGATCAAAAAACTGTTAAAAACTTTGTTTTTAAAGGATATCAATTTTTTGTATCAAGAAGAGACGATAATACAGTTAACGTAAGACAAAAACGATTAAATGGCATAATGGAGCCATAAAAAAACCCCCGATTTCTCGGGGGTTTTTAGTTTATTTTATTTGTGTCGTTTTATTATGGGGCAACAGCTACGAACACACCGTTTGTGGTGTCGCCAATGCCACCGATCTGAGTAGTGAATACCAGATCAACTGATTTATTGTCGCCAATTGAGCTTGAGAAGTTTTCGCTGGTGATCTTGCATCCTTTTACTTGATAAACCATCCTGCTTCCACCAGTAGCGTCCTTAAATTGGAATGTAAGGGTTTTATCAGCATCGCTTGTGATGATAGAGCTAAGATCTCCAGCAGCTTTCAAGTCCGCAACTGTTGCGGATACGTTAACTGTAACTTCGACAGGGAAGTCAATGACCTTTGCATAACCGAAGTTGCTGCCAAGACGCTGAAGTGTTGAGCGTCCGATTGGAACTTCAATTGAGAAAGATTGAATGTGGGCAGCTGTGTTGCTAGCATTATCAATACCTGTTGGAAGGTCTGTGAGAATTCCTTCTTGCAAGGTAAGAGTAATGTCACCAGGGCGAAGAGCGGCTACTTGAACGTTTCCAGTTACAGGAGCAGGAAGAGAAAAGCTGTTTGTTCCTGTTATAGATGTTTCGATTGAGAGTGCAGGATTAAGACCTGTTCTTCCTTCGCAAACATTGATGTTTAGACCTTCTACTCCAACTGAAACTGTTGGAATTGCTCCTACAGCAGCTTCAACTGAATAGTTTGTTACGAAGCCGTTGCCAATTGAAATAGTACTGGCTGTTGTGCCAGTCATATTGGCGGCACCAGTGGTCAATCCATTGGCGTCAACACCTTCTGGAGCAGTAAAGATGTGGAAATTTCTACCAGAAAGAGTTCCTACGTTTGTTGTATCAATAAGACCGCTGATAAAAGAAGGAGCGGCGCTTAATGTTGCACCAGTAGCAAAACCTAAAAGTCTTTCGTTTGTACCGTCGTGCAGGTAATATGTAAAATCGAGATTTACAGTGGGAGCCTCCATAATAATGGAGTCGATACGAGCAAGATTACCAAATTGATTGATATTCTGGCGAGAAACCGAGAAGCCATAATTGGCTGATTGAACGCGGTGAAGTTGGGCGATATCTGCTGCGGTATGGTTCGCATTGGTAGCGATATTCCCAGTACCAACGAAAAGCGCCTCTGATTGATAAATGACTCTATTGCGTGGCATAATTTAAAAGAAGGTTTGAAATACTTTACATTTTTTTATATCTAAATGGAACGCTAAACTCTTGGGTAGCGGTATTTAATAATCTCAAAATCTAGAAATCCAACGTAAGCTTTTGAGCTTAATTTTGATCGGTCTCTAAGCTTTGATGCAGTAACGTCATCTATGTATAATTCTGTTGTGATATCTGGATTAGTATAGTAATCGTCAAACGAATAAACACCAGATTTTATATCGCCATACTCCGTTATCGGAAAGTCTGTGAAATCTTTTAATTTAAATACTTTTTGAGTTGAATCAGAAAATAAAGATAAAACTCCATCAAGTTGATAAGAACTTTCGGCAAAAACTACAGCCCTCATTAAAGATCTAGTTTCATCTTCTCCTCCAAACGCGAAAGGAGTGTTTTTGTTACCATCAGATAAAACGTAAATTGCAGGGAAAGACTCGTCATATGGGGCAATGTAAGTCCCAGTTTGAGGAAACTTGGAATTTGCTTCTATATTGTTTTCTAATATTAAATCTTCTTCGTTTTCGTTTGAGAGATATATATTAAAATCTTTAACCGAATAAGAGCCAGTTACGTTAACGCCTGTTGTTGTTCCACTTACTAAAGCTCTTCCATTTATAAAGTCTAAAACAACTCCGTTATTTCTATTTTTAAAAACTCCGCTTACATAAACCCCACTTGGGATAGTTGCGCCAGTTATACTTGAATCGAAAACCCACTGTTTGTGTGGGCTACCAAAAACTTTATAAGTGCTTGATACTCTAGGATCTGAGTAATAGTAGAGCTTACCAGTTTTATTTGTATAAGCCTCTCCCTTGTCTAACAAATGATGGTCAAGCCATAAAGCAAATGAGGTTGTGATATTATGTTGATATTGAGGCTTCATCTAATTGAGAAAATTTTTTTTCGTACTTGTTCAAAATCTCTGTTATGTATTTTACATTTTTAAATCTACTTTTTCCGCGTAATTTTGATTTAACTTGCACAGCAGTTTCAGAACGTGAATTTTGCAATCCTCCACGCAAGGTATAAAAATACTCTCCAAGTCCAGAAATACCAGTTTCTATTCCTTTGGCCCAGCTTCTACCTTCTGCCCAAGGCATTGGAGTGACTTCCCATATGTCTTCTTTTGCTGGTATATATATATTCCAAACTGCGCCTCCATCCACAAGCCTAGAGAAAACTATTGTACTTTTTTCGAACTCTGCTAAAATTGGTTCTACGGGGTCTTCTCCTTCATAAAATCCAATATAAGAAAATAGATTGCCGTAACCGCCTAAAGTATTGCTAACATTCTGAGCGTCTGGGCCTTCTTTGATTTCTTTCGTTACGGGATGATTTAGGAATTCTTTTATCATTTCTCTTTTGATTTGTTCAAATTTCATTCTCGCAATTCTTTCAAAATCATTTCTTAGCAATTTACCAGATTGCTTATTTATAGCTTCTTGAGCGTCTTTTGGTAAGGCCATTTTTATTCATTGATTGGCGAAAGAAAAAAAGAATAGTATTTTGGCCCAAACATTCCATAAGGTTTGTTGTCTGAAACGATAGAGTATCGTCTGCCATCAAATTCAACTTTTCTAGCCTCTTTTAAAACTAAATACCCATCTTCAGCTACTTTTATTTTAACTGTTCCCGCTGGCACCATTAATTTATCTTGAGCGCTTGATCCGGGCATTTGGTCCAAAGAATTATTAACGTATTTGATTCTAGCTTTAAATGTCTGTTTGTTTTCGGTATACTGTACTGTTTCGGCAGCAGATGAATCTTTGTCGTAAAAGTAATTATAGGTAGGAGAACTTGAAATAACTGTTAGCTTTGGATTAGAAATAACAGTTATAGTTCTGGCGAATGTTTCATGTATATTGTCAAAAGCGCCATTTATAAAATTTTTTTCGTTTGCGGAAATATACGAAATAGCCATAATTTACTTTACACTTTTTATATCTAATTTATTATATGGTAAGGTAAAAGGTATGACAGGTTCAGAATATTTAAATGATAGGGTAAGAACAAACACATCCGATTTATTTAAAAGGATGCTGGAGGTTCTTGAGGACATAAAGCACGAGCATGATCGTCAATTTACGACATTGTATTCCTCTGCGCCAGAATCATTTAAGCCAGTAGTAAAACAGGCTAATTATCTAGATGACGCTCAAATGTCTTGGCTAAGAAAGCGCATTCTTGATATGGGAAACGAGTCTATTCGTAAAATGGCTTCTGAATTTGATGTCGTGAGAGTTGAATTTTACCACAAATTTAAGCAATGAAAGAACTATTCAGCTACATCGTAAAGGTAAACAAAGAAGTCGAAAAGACCGAAACTAAAGAAGAAAACGGTCAAAAGATTACTGTTACACAAAAAATAAAGGAAGATGTTCCTGTCAGAGTAATCATCAAGCAGCCTTCTCGCAAAAATCTAGAAGATGCCGAATTGCAATTTAGTATTGAACTATCGAACTGCATCAAAAAGGGTATTTTGACAAAGGGAATGTTGACAAAAAAATATTCTGACACTGGCGGCATTTTGTCAGAAGGCGATGCTAAAGAATTAGTTACCCTTTACAATAAGATTACAGAATATCAAAACGAGCTTTTAAGACTAACGTCAAAAAGCGATTACGACAAACAAGCGGAAGCCGCAATTATTGATAAAATCACAACAACAAGAATGAGAATGGTTCAAGTTGAATCTTTATACAGAACTCTTTTTGAAAATACCGCTGATAATATTGCTCAAAATAATGTTGTTCGTTGGTTCTGTCTTCACATGGCTCATACACAAATCATGCCAGACGGAAATATTGAACCAATGTTCAAAGGGTCCACAACTGAACAAAAATTAGAATCTCTGCATCAAATGGACGAGAACGAAGATGAAATTTACACAAAAGCTTATAGAAAACTTGCTACATTCATGTCGTTTTGGTTCTTCAGCAAAAACGCAAAACGCGAAGATTTCGAAAAACTAGAAAATGACATCGAAACAGGAAAGTTTGACGAACAGTAAACTATTCCTATCGTTTAACGAAATTATTAAGGGCTACTCCAAGAGAAAATTTAGGGGTAGCCCTATTTTTATTAAACATTTAGGAATTGCTGAAAAAGCTTTTTTTGATTTTAGGTTTAAAGAATTTTACGAACATGCTTTATCTTCTGGAATTCTTTCGGAAGAAGAAGCTTTAAAAAGAATTGTGGAAGACGGGTTTTGGTCAGAAAAGGAAGAAGAAGAAATTGATGTTTTAAAAAATTACATTGATCGTTTAATTTTAACAAAAAAGAATTTTGTTCGCAAACTTGAAATAGAAGTTATAAGCAAACAAATTGACGAAGAGCGGCAAAAGCTTGCAAAAAAGATTTCGCAAAGAAAAGAGGTTATAGGCAAAACTGCTGAAGAGTATGCCAGCAATCGGTCAAATGATTATATCATATATGAGTCTCTATTCAAAGATGAAAATTTAAACGAAAAGGTATTTAAAGAATCTGAATTTGAAGAAATGACATATGAAGATCTTGTTGAATATATTTTATTTTTCAATGAGTATATGGATGATTTTAAAGAATACAATTTGCAAAAAATTGCGTTGTTAGATTTTTTTCAACCATACTATCTTGTTTTAGATCAGCCAATGCAATTTTGGGGCAAGCCTATGGTTCAACTAACAGACTTTCAAGTTAGAGTAACTATTTACGGCAAAATATTTAAAAATGTATTTGAGACTACAGAAAATATACCAGACGAAATAAAAAAAGATCCAGATAAGTTATTTGAATATACCGACAAGACAAAAGCAAAGAAAAACTTAGAATCAAAGCAGAAAAATAAGGATAAAGCTAGTGGAGAGGCTGTGTTTGGAGCAACTAAAGAAGAAATGCAAGAAATGAAGACTTCTGGGGCTAAAACGATCAATGAAGTCATGAAAGGCAAAAAAACCATGACTATGGATGAGCTTATGAAATTGCACGGTGAAGCGTAACTTTTTGAGTGTAAATATCTCAAAAGGTTAAAGGATGGCTAAAGGCATATCACTTCCAGTAGTTCAATCTGGCTTAGAAGCTTCTATTCAACAAGGAGTTAAAAATGTTGGTCAGATCAATGTTCCTGTTAACATTGATCCAACAGCGTTTAAAAATTTAGCTCAACCTCTTGGTCGTGTAAGTGGACTAGCAACAGAGTTTGAAAAGTCAATCGCCGCTTCAAATGCCCGCGTTTTAGCGTTCGGAGCTTCAGTAGGAATTATAAATGGAGTTCAAAATGCCTTTGCCAACCTTGTAAGAACTGGCATAGAAGTTCAAAAAACTCTTGCTGACATTGCGGCAATTAGCGGCAAAAGTGGAGCAGAACTTTCAAAATTTGGAGATAGACTTTTTGAAGCGGGAAAAATGACAGGACAGTCATTCCAAACTGCTGCACAAGCTGCTCTTGAATTCTCTCGTCAAGGTTTAAGTGCAGAAGAAACTTTAAAAAGAACAACTGATGCGTTAACTTTAACAAGGTTTACAAGCTTAAAAGCATCAGAGGCGGTCGACGTTTTGACCGCCGCCGCTAATTCATTTGGAGAAACAGGAATTACAACCGCTCAAATTATTAACAAATTAGTCGCGGTTGACACTAAATTCGCTGTTTCAGCAGAAGATCTCGCCAATGGTCTCGCGCGTGCGGGGTCTATCGCGCAAGAAGTTGGAGTCAATTTTGATGAGTTAAATGCCGCAATCACAATCGCGCAAGAAAGAACTGCGCGTGGTGGTGCGGTTATTGGTAATGCTCTCAAAACAATTTTCACAAGAATAAGAAGCGACGAGACAATTAAAGCGCTTCAAGATATTGGCGTATTTTCGAGAGATGCGGAGGGTAATTTAAAGCCAGCGATTCAACTTTTAACTGAATTAGCGGGAAAGCTTGATCAATTTGGAGGACAAAAGAAAATTGAGTTGCTGGAAGCTGTAGCTAGCAAATACAACATCAACATTCTTTCTGCTCTGCTAAATGATTTACAAGGTGCAAATTCTAAATTTTCCCAAGCAGTTGAAGTCTCTGCTGGAGCTTCAAACGAAGCTTATGTAAGACAAATAGAATTAAATAAAGCTTTATCCGCAGAGATAAATAAAGCCAGTGTATCCGCGACGCAGCTTTTGAATAAATTAGCTGAAATAGGAGTAACAGAAAGCTTAAGTAATTTACTAAAATTTGTAAATAATCTTGTTGAGGGCTTTAATGATCTTTTGGATTCGGAAAGTATTGGCGGCGATATAGCAAGAAGTTTAATAAAAGGACTTTCGGCTGTATTTTTCAATGTTGGCTTGCCGATAATAGGCGCTATATTTATAAAATTAACAAGAGATATTGCTCAATTTGGCCTTGAATCTTTAAAAACAATTTTACAAATCAATAGTCAAGTAAAAGAGCGTCAAGCTCTTGAACAGGCTGTTGTTAACACTCTTATTAGAGATCAGCAAGTAATGTCAACCATTCTTGCTTTGAGTGGAGATCGCGCCAAGCAAGAAGAGTATTTGCTTGGAGTTTATAATCGTCAATTAGCTGCTTTACAGCAAGTTCAAAATATTGCATCGTCAGTAACTCCAGCATTAATGGCTGGCGGATTAAGCGCAACAACTGGACAAGTAAGGAGACGCGCTGCTAGCGGTTATCTTCCCGCTCAAGAAGCTGCGGATGTTCGTCGCGGAGTTGGTGGCGCGAGTTCATCTTCCCGAGTAGTCTCTATTCCTAATTTTGCTTTTGGTGGAGGTAAACGAGGAACAATGATCGCGAATACCAGCGAATATATTGTGCCGAATTTTGCCAATGGTGGTTCAGCTATATTTAATAAAGATATGGCTAGAGCTTATGGTTTACCAGCAGGAGCAAAAAAGATTTCTGCCGCTGGTGGATACGTTCCAAATTTTGCTGACACTATAAATACTGATGGAAAATATCTTGCGCTTGTGGGTCAAAAACTTGAAGCAGGTAAGAGTTTAGTAAGCCAAGATGAAACTAGATTTGTTGTACCCGGTAAAGGCAAAGATTATTCAATAGCTAGAACTGGAAACAATAATCAAGACAAAATAGTTTTTAATGTTCATGGCGTTCCAGAACAATCAGCCGCTGGATCGACGCTAGAAGAAACAAAAGCTGCACTGGAAGATGTAGGAAAAAATTTAGCGATTAAAACAGCTACCGCAGTAACTGGTGGAATAATGCCGAAGCCAGAACAAATAGCAAAAGCTAAAGCTAAGTTCAATCCTGGTTCTCTTACTTCTTTTGCTGGTAGTATTTTTGAAGCAAGCGTTGGAGCTTTATTGGGAGATAAAAGTTTTGAAGACATATCGGCTCAAACTGTAACTTCAAGGTTTGACTTTGACCTTTCGAAAGACAGTCCGATTAAAACAGCATTTGGTATCAAAAATCCGAATTCAAGATTTTTAGAAGTAAAAGGATCATATAATCCTTCTTTGATGGACAGCGTTGCTAGAAAAATATACGATGTTGCCGTGAGAGGAGAGGAGGCAACATCTACAGGAAAAATTGGACAGAATGAAGGAAAGCAGAGGGGGATAAAGCGTCCTTATTCTGATTTAACAAATTTAACAGTTGAAGAAGGTCCAGAAGGAAACAGAACGGTAACAAAATTTAAAAGTATAGGCGAATTAGAAAAATATGTTTCTGGAAAATATACATCTAATTTTGGTAGCAGTGTTGCAGCTGGTAGTCCTAAATTTGGAGAAAATGTTTTTCCAAAGCGCGGCCCAAGAGCAGCTTTAGGTTATATACCAAATTTTGCACAAGACCCATTAAAAGATGCAATTGGAAGAGAAATAGCTGCTGGAGTTGCTCCGAGTACAATTCGTATTACTCAAGATGGACGTTTAAGAAACGCAGGAAATCCAAATGGTCTTGCGGTCATAAATACAAGAGATGAGCCTAATGGAAAAATTCCAAATTTTGCAGAAGACGACGTAACTCAAAAGGGTGATCATTATTTTATAGAAAAAAATGGTAAATTAGTTCCCATTTCAAAAGCACAAGGCGCTCCATTAAAAGCGAAGCAAGAGGAGGCTATGTTAAATCGTACTCCTGCTTCTGCTACAGGAGGCGCTCCTGCTTCTGCTACAGGAGGGCAAAAAGCAGGTAAAGAATTTGATGTTGGTAAATTTATAGCTCTTCAAGCCGCAATAACTGGAGCAACTGCCGCTGCATCTAGTTTCGCGGAACAAGGATCAACAGCGGCAAATATTATTGAAACTGTTGGTAGCGTAGGGCAAGCTGCAAGTGGAGCTTTATTAACAATTGGAACTAATTTAAATCCTTGGGTAAAAGGATTAAGTATCGGAATAACAGCATTTGCCGCATTAGCTCCAACTGTTATGAAATTTGCTGGTTCGCTTGAAACAGGAACAGATAGAACAATAAAAGCTTTAAGTAAACTTGCAGACGAAGCAGAGAAAACAGGCAAAGCAGTAACGCCAGAACAATTTTTAGCTGCATTTGAAACTGAACAAAGAAAAACAGAACAAAAAACGAAAGGTGCTTCCGCTTCAACTCAAATAGAAAAATCTTTAAAAGGTGTTGTGGGAACAGGAATATTTAAAGGGCTTGTGGATGCTGATATTAAGCCAATATTAGCTTCTTTATCTGCCGCTGGAAAAATAGATGCGAAAGGAAATGTTGATGAAGCTGCTTTAAATGAAATTTTAGGAAAAGCAGTGCAGACAAGGTTAACTGGAACTGCGGCTGGAACAGTTATTAGTGAAAAGTACGTCAATCAGGAAGCAGCTTTACAGGCTGGTAAAGATCTTGTTTTGAAAAATCAAGCTGCAAACTTAACAAAAGTCGAACAGGTTTCTAAATCAGTTGACGCTTTAAACGCAGAAAATGCTATTTTAGATTTAGGACTTAAAATTAGAGGAAATATATTTGATGCCGAAATGGAAATAGGAAAAGCACAAGCAAAAAGAGCTTTAGATTCAGATAAAGAAATAGCTTTATTAGAGCGTAAAAAAGGTATTTTAACAGAACAAGCATATGCCCAAGAACAATATAATTTAGAGGTAAAAAAAGCAGCGCGAGAAAGAGCTGGCGCAAGAGAATCTACTGGTGTTGATTTGATGAAATCTCTTCAGGGCGTTACTGATAATAAACTTGGAAATGTATTGGGGCAATTAAATAGAACTCAAACATCATCAATTTTATCCCAGTTTCAACAAGGAGGGTACAAGACTGAAGAATTTAAAAAAACATTTAAAGATCAAACAGGTGTTGATTTTAACGCATTATCAAAGGAATCAAGAGAATCTGTTGTAAAATCTTTAGAAACTGCGACACAAGCTGACAAGTCCACTGGTGAAAAATTTAATCAAGCTCAGGCGGCAGCAGCGCAAAAACTTTCTCTTTTCCAAACAGAAACTCAAAAGATAAATCAAAATATTGCTTATTTAAATGAAGAGTTAAGTGGAACGACATTAGGACAAGAAAAATATAACGAAAGATTGCGCAATGCTGCGTCTAAATTAGCAGAATCAGAAGCTCAACAAGAAATTAATAATAAAGTTGAACTTGATATGGCAGAGGCTAAATTTGCTTCTGACGAAAGAATGCTTAAATCTCAAATACAATTTGAAGCGGCGATGCGTGAAAAAATTCCGATTGAAAAGAGAGCAGCAAAATTTGCCTTAGAGTTAGAAAAGTCAACTGCTGAAAAAGTTGACCAAATGATGAAAGAAGCATTAGCTTCCGAAGCTAAATATTATGCTGATTTGGAATTAGTTGGTGCAGAAAAAGAGGCTTATGATCAATATTTAAGTTTAGTAGGCGTTACAGATGAAGTTATTTTAGAAAGCGAAAAACAGGCTTTAGCTTCTAGCAAAGCTCGCAGAGCAGCAGAAGTTCTTGCCGCAAGACAGGGAGAAATATTTGCGGAAGAAGGCAAAGCTCTTGAAGATAAAATAAAAATAGCAAAAGCGTTTAATGATCAAGTTAGCGTTACAGAATTAGCGAATAAAGTCGCTAATGAAATGATTCTTGAGCAGCAAAATTTAATAAAGTCTTCAAGAGAACTTAGCGCCAGACAAATGAACATGGCGCTGGAACTTTCCAATAATCAAGAAAAGACAAGACAGGGAGCGGCTGGTGAATTATTAGGGATAATGACTTCTGGTAATATTGGCCGCGCTGGTTTTGCTGGAGACACAAGACTAGCTGAAGTTGTTAAAGGAAGAACTGCTGGAAGAGATGTTGGCAAAATGTCAATTGGAGAAATAGATGCAGTTAAAAAAGAAATGACTGCGGGAGAAAGAATGTATGTTGAAGCTGGCAAATTACAAGATCAAGCGCAGACATTCCAGCAAATAATTGGTGACCAAACTCCAAAGATGTTTGCGGATGGAATGGCCCAAGCTATGGAAGCCGCTTTAAATCAATCTGACAATCTTGGTCAAGCTTTAAATGGTATTGCGATGGGTTTCTTGAAGACGCTACAAAGTGCATTTTTACAAAGCGCATCTAATCAAATTGTTGCTAGTTTAATTCCAAAGCCATTCGCTGAAGGAGGATTGGTAACAGGAGGCAGTGGTTATAAAGATGACGTATTGGCCACATTGACCGGAGGAGAATTCGTCATGAAAAAAGATGCCGTAAGAAATATTGGAGTTGATAATTTGAGAAGAATGAATAACGGAGGAATATTCCTTCCTGGTGTTCGTGGTGCAGGAGCAATTTCTGGAGAAGATGCTTTAAGAGCTTTCGCAAGTCAAACCACAACAAGTGGAGCAACTGACATTTTAAGAGGAGGAGAAAGTTCTGCATTTATAAACCTTGAAGATCAAAGTCAAAAATTGTCGAGATATGCATTGCTAGGTGATGATGTTATAAATCAAGAAATTCGTTCTGCACAAGCCCAAGCGCTAGATGTTATAAAACAAAAAGAAGCTTTTAATCAGCAAGAAAAAGAGCAAAAGAAAGCTTTGAAGAAGCAATTAATTGGCACTGTATTAAGTGCAGCTTTAAGTTATGGAGTTGGCCAAGCTTTTGGTGGAGCGGCTAAAGCGGCTGCTGGAGCAACAGGAGGCGCGGCAAAAGCTGGCGGGATGGGGCTTCTTAATATGGCCTCTGGCAATGGACCTCAATTCTTAAAAGGGGCAGAAAATTCTTCTTTCTTAAATTTTAAGCCTGGTAAAGCTTACGGAGGAATGATTCGCGGGTATAATTCTGGTGGACAGGTAGCCTTAATGGGTGGAGAATACGTTTTAAATCGCAGGGCAACAGCTAATTATGGCACTAGATTCCTTGACTCAATGAATCAAGGGCGTATGCCAAGATTCGCAGATGGCGGCGAAGTCACGCCTTCCGCTCCAACCACAACTACAGAAAACAATGCTAAAATGATGGGAGATGTCAACATTAGCATTAATGTTACTGGACAAAACTCTCAGTCAGAGACTCAAGGGAATTCAAATCAAGGCGGTGTAGATTACAAGAAAATGTCAGAAAGGATAAAGGCTGTAGTGTTAGAAACCTTAAACGAGGAAAAGCGTTTAGGGGGGACACTCAGAACTAGATAATGGCTAAACTATCAACAGCGAACTACGATGTTGAAGTTTTTCTCAGCGGCTACAAACTTTTTGGAGTCGCTGATGTTAACTTTGGCTATTCGCTGCCGATTGACCATTTAAATGTAATAGGCTATAATAAATTTAGAACATTCACATCTGGTCCACCACAATCTAATTTAAGCATACAAAAATACCTTTCTCCTAATGACTTTATCACAGGAATGACGGGAACTTTTGGGGTAAGTGGCGGTTTATTTTATAATTCCAGAAATACAAATTTTGGCTTTCATTCTGGCTATTTAAATTCTTATTCTGTTTCTTGTTCAGTTGGAAATTTCCCAAATTTAAACGCTGATTTTTCTGTTTTTGGCAACGTAGGTACAGGTTTAATTTCCACAACAAATAATCAAACTGGAACATTAGCTTTAGTTAGACCAGCAGATATCTTGGTTCAATGCGATGGAACAGGAACAAATCGCGTCGAGTCCTTCACCTATAATGTTGAATGCAATAGACAAGCATTTTACGGAGCAAGCGGAAATAGGCTGATCGACGTTGTAACTACAAGACCTTATAAAGTTACTGCTCAATTTTCAATAGCTGTTGACGATTATCAATCTAAAAGAGCTTTTGATTTCGTTATAGATTCTAATAAAAAAAATATTAATATACAGATAGGCTCACTAGGAACTTTCACAATGTCAAATATGGAACTTATTGGAGAATCAATAAATACAAGCGCAACAGATGATGCCATAATGACTCTTAATTATCAAGGATTTTTATAATGTCATTTTTATACGACAGAGATCAAAATGTTACAGGAACGATTCCCTCGTCGTTCACATTTACTCCTTCGTATGGAATGCAAGTTTCTTTCTCCTCAGAATTAACAGAATACACGACTGTTGATAATTACTTTTATACAATGCCAAAGGGCCTTAATCATTTGCAAATGCAAATATCAATGCCATTTGAAAATCGCAAGCAAGAACAAGCAAGACAAATTCTTGGGTTTTTTGAGAGCTTACATGGTACAGGTTTTTTTCAATACACTGATGCCGCTCAAATTTATAAGCCATTTAATTGTTTCGTCAATAATATCGACAATACTTATAACGAAAATGATTTGCACAATATAACAGTTAGCGTCAGCACAGATCAAATATCTACTTTATTAAATTGGAATAATTTATTGATAACAGGATCAAATATTAAAAATGATTGGGCTGCGGCAACAAGTTATTCAAAATATGATGTTGTTCGTTATACTGGAAATTCGACTTATCCCAGCAATACTGGAAATCTTTACGAATCTTTTTATTATTGCACGGGGTCAGCTTTTACATCTTCGTCTATAGCTGCATCTAACACGATTCCAAATGCTGATAAATGGACTCGCGAATTTGAATTTCAGCCAACGTATTCGGCTCAAGCCTCGAAAGAAACTTCAGTTATAAAAACTGAATTACCGTATTCTTTTACTAAAAGAACTAATTTTGGTTTGCACGCAAATGTATTAAGACAATTCAAAATTGATTTTAAAGGAATTAGTGATGCCGAAGCTCGTTGCATTTTACATTTCTTGATAAGTAAGCAAGGATATAGAAAGTTTCAGTATAAATTTCCAAAGATATACAATCAGAATAAATATTTTTATGCCCCGCAGTGGGAGCATACATTTGTATATAAAAATGTGAATGATATATCAGTCACAATGCTAGAAGACCCATTAGGAGTAAGGAGGGCTTACTAATGCCTAGACAATATATATCTTATGAAATGGAGGCGATATTTGCTGGGCCTAGCGGTGCCATGCAAACGCCGGGCAATGCATCTGGCGTCGCTAAATTAGACTTCATTCAATCATATGGATTTTCTTTTGATGTTGAGCGCACTCCTCTAAAACAACTTGGAACTGGAAGTTTTGCAATAAGACATAGTCAATTAGCTCCAGATATTGATTTTAATCTAGAGTATTATTTAAACAGAGGGTGGAACGAAAAGTTCGTAGGCATGGATGTGGGCATAACAACTGACGGTTATAAAAATCCATTCTCTGGAATATTTACATCAAACCAAGATAGAAATTTTTATGTTGTGATTGCTCAAGATAACGGCAAAGATCTTAACGCTAATACAGGTTTTAATGGCCATAATGTATTGAGTGTAGGCAATGTTTATTTAAATAACTACGAATTAAGTATAGGTTTAAATAGTTTAGCTACAGTTTCAATGTCTTTTGTTGGAGCTAATGCAGAAATATCTCAAGTAAGCGCCGCGACTTTTGAAAATCCAGCGCTATTTGTTACTGGATCTGGAACAGAAGTAACAAGCAATCAATCAATTGCAATCTTAGACTCTTCAAGAAATTTAAGATACATGACAGGTTATAGTGGTCTTTTTGCTGGCGGCTGTCCGCATGGAAAGTGCCAGATAACAGCAACCGCCGAAGCTTCGAACGCGGTAAAGTTAGGTTTTGATTTTGATAATTTTCAATCTTTGTCAATATCAGTCCCAATAGAAAGAAAAGCTCTTTATGGATTTGGGAATAATTACCCATTTCATAGAAAAGTTCAGAAGCCTGTAATGGCCACTTTGAGTATTGATTCTTTAGTTGATTCTTTTACAGCAGAAAATTTAGCTACCACTTTTAAGCAAGAAGATGTTTCTATTAGCGGATATTTCTTCGATATAGTTTTTTCAAACCAAGCGAACGTTAAAAAGTTTGGAGTAAAAGTTAATAATGCAAGATTAGATTCATATTCTATAGGATCAACAATTGGGGATCGTTCAGTGATTTCTACTTCTTGGTCTTTTGAGGTTAATGAATACACAGGAATTTTAATGTCAGGGTCTTACGCGCCTCCAACTCCAACAGCTGGATTTATTACAGAAGCTATTAATCTTTAATGTAAATATATATATGTCTACAGGAAGCAAAAGAATAGATGATCTTGAATCAGTAGAAGTGCTTGATGACAAGGATGAGTTTTTGTTTTTTCAAAATTCTTCAAAGAAAACAAAAAAAATAACTAGAAACAAGATGTTGAACAGTCGTGGCGTAGTCACGACATTGCAAGCTGCTGGAGTTGGGTCCGCTGATACTATAGCTCCAAATACGCCAGCCCTTCCAACAGTAACTACCGTAACGGAAAGAGATAGGGACGGTACAGAAAAGGTTTATATAAAAGCGGAAGTGTCGGCAAATTCTGAGTCTGATTTAGCTTCTTATAGTTGGTCATTGAGAAGAGCTAGCGGAACACCAGTTTTTGCTGGAGGATATTTGTCGGCAACTACCTCTGCAAATGGTAATGGAGAAGCGACCACGACATCTTACGGAGGAACGGCGCAGATTTTTGATGCAGTAGTTAATGTTGCTCCAGCACCTCAAGGGCAAAAAATGCAATGGGACGTTAGGGCAAACACTTATTATGAAGTTAGAGTTGCCGCCATTGATAAATCAGGCAATAGGTCTTCCTATACTGCTTTAACTGGACCTACTAATGGAACGGTTATACTATCGGCTAGAGACACTACTCCTCCTGGTCCACCAACCAGTGTTACAGCTAATTCAGCGATAAAGTCTGTATTTTTGGATTGGATAAATGACACCGCAACTGATTTAGCTGGGGTTAAAATATATAGAAATACAGTAAATAATTTTTCAACAGCGACTTTAAAAGCAACTGTTTACGCAACATCGTTTACTGATACTTCTACATCACAGGGTACGAGTTATTACTACTGGCTAACTTCAATAGATTATTCTGGCAACGAAAGCACTACTCAGGCAACACCTTCTACTTTTCCGATTGTTCCTGGGCTTGTTGCTGCTACTGATATAACGTCATTTGCGGTAGATGCGACAAAAATGTTCACTAACACTGTTGTTTTAAAAGCAGACGTGTGGACCGACAACTCTCCATCCGCTGGATACATTTCTTGGAATGCGCATACTTTAGTTTATGGCGGCGCATCTTATTCTATTAGCTCTGGAAGTACTAATTTACAGTTTGTTTATTGGACTGGTGGAACTACATATCAAACAAGTGACACTAATCCAGCCTTAGCTGACGGACACTTCATGATTGCGACAAATGCAAAAAATGACGCTGGTGTAGCTCAAGGCATTCACGACTTGGCTTGGAATGCGCTAGCCAATGCGGTTATTGGAAGCGCCTATATCCAAAACGCAGCGATCACAAATGCAAAAATTTCAGAGTTAAATGCTGACAAGATTAGAACTGGATCAATCACTTCTCAAACAATTACTTTAGATAGCAATGGCGTATTTAAAAGTAGCGGAGCTACATCGTTTACTTCTGGAATAGGATTTTGGTTAGAAGGGGGAACTAGTTCAAGATTTGGAATTGGAGATTTATCTGGGGCTGATTATGGATTTTTAAAATGGATAACATCTTCAAATAGTTTGACTATCAAGGGAGAAATAAGAGCAACTTCTGGTTTCTTTGGAAGCGCCACTACAGCAGTATCGGTTGGCAACTTAGGCTTATCTGTTGGAACAACGGGAAGAATAACAAGCGGACTAGAATGGGATTCCTCTGGCGCAGGTAAATTCACAACATCAGGAAACGGCTTCTTTTTAGGATACGCTTCTAGTCAGTATAGATTTTTTATAGGCAAAACTGGAACTGATGGTTTAGGTTTAAATCAAAATTATTTATATTGGAATGGAACATCGTTAGTTATAGGAGGAACATTAGAAGCGCGTTCTGCAAGTGACAGCACAAGCGGGGCAGGAATAACAATATCTTCTGGATTCGGAATAAGATACGCGAACAAAAATTCAATTTTAACTATAAATGGAGGAGATGGAAACGGCACACAATATGGCGCGCAAATAGACTTTATAGGGTCAGAATATGATACTGATGGAAATGATGATGGCAATGGAAGATTAAGCTTGCAAGCAGCCTATAAAGAAGGGGCTGGATTTAATGGTCCAGCTGACGGATCAATACTATTTTCGACAAGCTATAAGCAAACCTCTGCCGGTGGCGCTTTTCAAGGCGTGCCAAGAATGATAATTGAGCTTGATGGGACTGTAAGAATTATTGAACAATCGTCTGGGACAGCACCAGGAGGAGGAAGCGCTGCTCCAAATGCTGGTGCAGGAAAATTAGTTGTAGAAAGTACTGTTACGGCAGAAACTTACACATCAACTTCTTCGAAGCGTTTCAAGAAAAAGATTAAAAATTTAAAAAATGGCAAAGAAATAATCTCTAAATTGAGGCCCGTAATTTTTGACTGGAAAACCAAAGATTTAAAAAATGATATTGGTTTAATTGCTGAAGAAGTAAATGAAGTTATACCTAACCTTGTTGGATTTAATAATAAAGGTGAAGTTGTTGGAATTGATTATGGAAAATTAACTCCAATTTTAATTCAAGCTGTAAAAGAGTTGTCACTTGAAGTTGATAGATTAAAAAATAAAATAAAATAACTTATGCCTGTAGTAGTAAATTATAAAGTCACTGGCGGAAGTAATGGAAGTAGTGGAAGCTATCCAAGCAATACTGATTTAGGAGATATATTTGCTACAAAAAATGAAATTACTTCGGGTGCGCAAGGTCCACAAGGCCCACAAGGCGCGCAAGGCCCACAAGGCGAGCAAGGCCCACAAGGCGCGCAGGGTGCGCAAGGCGCGCAAGGCCCACAAGGCCCACAAGGCGCGCAAGGCCCACAAGGCGCGCAAGGCCCACAAGGTAATGATGGCCCACAAGGTCCACAAGGAATACAAGGAGATAAAGGTGGTCTTAAATACGAATTTGAAACAAATACAAGCCCATCTGGTATAGATTATGGATTATTTAGGTTCAATAATAATTCAATTGGATCAGTAACTCAAATATATATTCATGATTCTGAATGGGAGAATGTAAATGTATCTTCTTATTTATTATCTTGGGACGACAGCACAAGTGCGGTCAAGGGATATATTGTAATTAAAAGTAATAGCAATACAGATAATAGTTTAAGTATATTTCAACTTGATAGCGTTACTGATCAAGGGTCTTATGTGCAATATAATGTAACATATGTTAGTGGTAATGCGCCATCAAATACAGAAGCCTGTGTAATAGAGTTTTTTAGAACTGGAAATATTGGCGCGCAAGGCCCACAAGGTAATGATGGCCCACAAGGCGCGCAAGGCCCACAAGGCGCGCAAGGCCCACAAGGCGCGCAAGGTCCACAAGGTAATGATGGCCCACAAGGCCCACAAGGCGCGCAAGGCCCACAAGGTAATGATGGCCCACAAGGCCCACAAGGCCCACAAGGCGCGCAAGGCGCGCAAGGCGCGCAAGGACCACAAGGTCCACAAGGCGCACAAGGCCCACAAGGTAATGATGGCCCACAAGGCGCGCAAGGCCCACAAGGCGCGCAGGGTGCGCAAGGCGCGCAAGGCCCACAAGGTAATGATGGCCCACAAGGCGCGCAAGGCCCACAAGGCGCGCAGGGTGCGCAAGGCGCGCAAGGCCCACAAGGCGCGCAAGGCCCACAAGGTAATGATGGCCCACAAGGCGCGCAAGGCCCACAAGGTAATGATGGCCCACAAGGCGCGCAAGGCCCACAAGGTAATGATGGCCCACAAGGCGCGCAAGGTCCACAAGGTTTAGATTCTACTGTTCCTGGTCCACAAGGCCCGCAAGGCCCCGATGGCCCACAAGGCCCACAAGGCGCGCAAGGTCCACAAGGCGCGCAAGGTGCGCAAGGCGTACAAGGACCACAAGGTCCACAAGGCGCACAAGGCGCACAAGGCGCACAAGGCGCACAAGGCGCACAAGGCGCACAAGGCCCACAAGGCCCATCTGGAGATGTTTCTGGTACAATACTTGGTTATCCTGAATGCGGTAATTATGGTGGATCATCGGGAGTTTATCTTAGATATATCAATTATAATAGCACTGACGTATTATGCTTTGGATCATAAAAAATGAGTGATTTAGCAAAAACAACTGCAAATACAATTTATCAATTAATTAAAGATGGTAAAGTTTTAACTGAGGCAAAAGAAGCAAATGAAAGATTTTTTATATGTGAAAATTGTGAATTTTTTAAAAAAGAATTTTATCAATGTGATAAATGTAAGTGCTTCATGAAAATAAAAACCAAATTACAAGCCGCAAAATGTCCAATTGACAAATGGTAAAATAAGTATACTATAATTTGTGAGAACCAATATTATAGTAGTTGATGATTTTTACAATAATCCAGATAGCGTAAGAAATTTTGCGTTATCTCAGTCTTTTGAAGTTAAGGGCAATTTCCCTGGCAATAGAACAAAAGAGTTTTTATTAGATGGCGTTAAAAACACAATACAAGAATTCGTTAAGCCTTTTAGCGGAAAATTTATTGGATTTTCAGATAAATACAGTGGAAGTTTTCAAATAGCTACCGCCAAGGATAGAACTTGGATACACGCTGATAATGGAAATAAATGGGCTGGAGTTTGTTATTTAACCCCAAATGCTCCTCATACTGGAGGAACTGGTCTATTCAGACACAAAGAAACAGCAGCTTCTTCAATTTTTGAGATCCCCAAAGGGAAAGGTACAGAAGCTTACGATTATACAAAATGGGATCTTGTAGATGTAATTGGCAACAAATTTAATAGATTAGTTCTTTATAGAGGAGATCTATTTCATGCTTCGTTAGATTATTTTGGCAAAGATAACAATGATGGAAGACTTTTTCAGCTTTTTTTCTTTGATACAGAATTTTAATGAAAATATGTCATGTAGTTTTTTCTAGTAATAGGTTAGAATATTTAGAAAAAACATTAAGTTCTAATAAAAGTTTAAATTATGGTAATTTAAACGTAGACACAGTATTAATAGATGATTACCCGTTTAATAGAAACGATGATCTCATAAAAGAGACATGCAAAAAATATAAAATTAATACTGTTATTTTAAATAAAGAAAATTTAGGTATAACAAAAAACTGGCAAAATTTTTTTGATTATGTTAATGATTTTAACTATGATTATATCTTACATCAAGAAGATGACGTAGAATTACTAGAAAAAATAGATTTAAATTTATTAATTCAAATTTTAGAAAGTAATAAAAAATTAAGACAGGTACAATTAAAAAGAAACAATTGGTACAAAAGTGAAACAGAAGAAATTGGACCGAAAAAAGAAGATATAATTTTTAATGAATTTAGATACGAAATAGAATCTAAATATTTTTGGATGATGTTCTCTCTTTATCCGTCTTGGATATGCAGAGAGCCTATTTTGCAAGAAATGAAAATGTATCCTTCAGAATTTTGTATTTCTGAGTATTTAAATAAAAAATATAATTTAAATACAGCTTTATTAAAAAATAAAAATGGTAAAAATATAATAAATCATTTTGGAGAATTTTCTCAAGGCAAAAGAGTATCATCTGAATTAGATGCTGGATGGAATAGATTTAAAAATTTTAATCCAGAGAAAAAGTATTCTTCTAAAACAGGAGAGATTTTTTAAAATGAAAATTCTTTACATTGCTCCTCATCTATCAACGGGTGGGCTTCCTCAATTTCTTTTAAAGAAAATACAGATATTAAAAAAAGAATGTGAAATATATTGCGTTGAATATGCTGATCACGGTGGGTTTGTAGTACAAAAAAATCAAATCATCGATTTGCTAAAAGATAAATTTTTTACTTTAAGAGAAGATAAAAATGATTTACTAAAAATTATAAATCAAATACATCCAGATGTTTTGCATCTTGAAGAGATGCCAGAATACTTTATGGACAATGCTTTGGCCGAGAAAATATACTCCAAAGAAAGAAAATATACTATAGTTGAAACTTCTCACGATAGCAGCTTTGATCCATCTTCAAAAAGGTTTTTTCCAGACAAGTTTACGTTCGTAAGCGAATTTCAAAAAAGAAACGTAGAGTCTTTAAAGATTCCATCTGAAGTTCACGAATACCCAATATCAATAAAAATTAGAAAGCCAAGAGAACAAGCTCTGAAAGCATTAGGGTTAGATCCTTCTAAAAAACATGTTGTTAATGTTGGTCTTTTTACTCCTAGGAAAAACCAAGCTGAAATAATTGAATACGCAAAAAGTCTTATAAATTATCCAATCCAATTTCATTTTATTGGAAATCAGGCTGATAATTTTAGGTTTTATTGGGAGCCTTTAATGAAAGAGTGGCCAAGCAATTGCACTTGGTGGAACGAAAGAAAAGATGTGGAGAATTTTTATCAAGCCGCAGATCTTTTTCTTTTTACTTCAAGAGGGTCGGAAAATAATAAAGAAACGAGTCCACTTGTTATTAGAGAGGCGATTTCTTTTAATATTCCAAGTTTAATTTATAATTTGCCAGTTTATTTGGGAATGTACGACAAATTTCACAATGTAGAATATTTAAACTTTGACAATCTAAAAGAAAATGAAAGTAAAATTTTAGATAAATTAAATATAACAAAATTTAATGATTATGCTTTTGTCTTATCGTCTTATCCCGTAAATAATTCAATAACAGAAATAACTGAAAAATGCATTAGCCATTTAAAGCAAATTAGTGACGCTCCTGTTATATTAACCTCGCACTGTTCAGTTCCAGAGGTTTTGCAAAATGTTTCTGATTACTGTGTTGTTGATAAAAATAATATTTTGACTAAACATACATTTTACAAAAGATTCACTGGGCATGCAAGGGAAGGAGATCATAATTATCAAATACAATTATGTTTAGATAAAACGGATAACGATATCTATCATGGTCCAGCTGTATATACAAACTATTACAATGGAATCAACTTTGCAAAAAAGCTTGGATATAAAAAAGCTATATGCATGAATTTTGATTTTTTGTTAAAAGATAAAAAGTTTCTATCTAAAGTTTTGTCAAAATTAAATAAAAATGATGCTTATTTTGTTGAAGAGCCATGTCAAGAAGGGAGTACTTTTAAAACAGTTTTTCATGCAATAAAAACAGAATTATTCGCTAATAAATTTCCATTGATAAAAGATCAATTAGAATATAACAATTGGATGCAGAAAATAGGCTCTGAATCTAATGGGTTAGAAAATATATATTTTCATAATTTAAAAAGCGAAGAGAATGTTTATAAATCTTCGATGAGCGAATACAATGAAGATGTGAAGGAGTGCGAGATAGATTCGAATTCTCAAGTAGAGTATTTTGCGGTTTTACCAGTTGAAAATCATAATGCATTAGCTATAGTTTTTCATACTTCAAATTCTATTGATAATAGAATTGCACAATTAACATTAAATGAAGAGACGCAAAATGTCCAAATAACTGGTAGGCAAACATTTATCAAAATCATCGAAAAAAGAGATAACCCCATAAATGTTGAACTAAAAGTAAGAGAAGAAAAAGAAATTTATACTAAAAAAATACTTGTAGACCAAGAGTATTTATCTAAAATAAGTGAACTTGGTTTAGTTAAAAAAATATGAAAGTTATAAATATAACTCCTGGCCTGTTGGCTATACCTCCTAATGGGTGGGGCGCTGTAGAAAAAATTATTTGGGATTATCACTTACAGCTTGAAAAAAATGGAATTAAAAGCGAGATTAAATATTTAAATGATGTTAACTATGATGATAGTCAAGTAGTTCATGTTCATGTCGCTAATCTAGCAAACATGTGCTTTGAAAGAGAAATTCCATATATTTTTACCATTCACGATCACCATGCTTTCTTGTACGGAAAAGATTCTCACTGCTTTAAAGAAAATTTAAAAGCCATAGAAAATAGCGTAATATCAACATCTCCATGCAAGTTTTTCGTGGAATATTTTGGAAGTAAAAAATTAAGATATTTTTCTCACGCTGTAAATACGGATGTTTTTGCTCCAACAAAAGACAAATTAAATTTTAATATTTTAAAAGATGGTGTCAGTTTGTTGTGCGTTGCGAATAACGGGTATGCTGGTAATCCAAATGCAGATAGAAAGGGTTTCAAAATTGCTATTGAGGCAGCTATGAAACTTGACTTGCCCATAACTATAGCTGGTCCCAAAAATAATGAAAACTTTTTTTCTACCTTGCCAAGCGAAATAAACAATTATTTAAAACTGACTAAATTTTTTGATTTGAGCGAAACTCAACTCATAGAGCTTTATGGTAAGCACGATATTTTTCTGCATTTTTCGGAATTAGAAGCGGGTCATCCAAATTTAACTTTACTTGAAGCTATGTCTTGTGGATTGCCAGTTGTTGGGACTTTTGAAGAAAAACAATACGATGGTATGTGCGTTACAGAAAGAAATTTGGAATCAGCAATTAATGGAATTAAAACAGTAGTAAATAATTACTCAAGTTTTAAAGAAAAAGCTTTGGCGAACGCTGAAAAAAATTCTTATTCAAATAGAGTAAATGATTTGGTCAATTTGTACAGTGAATATAGAGAGCAGATTTTTGCAAATAGATTTATTCAGTCTTATCGGGACACAGAAATAAATACTGAAGATAATAAAGTTATTATAGATTTTCGCCAAGGAGTTAAAGCTGAAGTTATTGGCTCTCAAAAGAAAACATATGATATTGAATTTATAGATGACTCTTCTGGCGAATTAATATATGCGACAACAATAAACAATAATATGTGGTCAAGACCAAAACGAAGTTATTTTGTAAACTGGAAAGTGAATGTTTATGAAAAAACACCTAATGGTAGAATGTTGATTTTTTCTGAAAAATTAAACTTAAAAGGCAAAAAGGTAAAAATAAATGTAGAAACAGGAAGCTTAGGTGATTTGTTGGCGTATGTCCCTGTTATAGATAGGTTCCAAAAAAAGCATGAATGTCAAATAGATTGCACTTTATACAATCAAGATTTGCTCAGATCTTTAAAGCCAAATTATAAAAATATAAATTTTATTTCAGAACAAAATTCAAATAATGGCTATTATGCCGTTTATGACGTAGGTTATTTTATGGAAAATTGGATTGATAAATCTGTTGTCAATCCTCGTTTAACAAAACTAAATCATGTTCCAAGTTATATTTTAGAACTAGATCATCGCGAAGACAGGCCCAAGTTATCATTCCCAAATGTAGGTCAAACAAATAAAAAATATGTTTGTATAGCAACTCAAAGCACGGCACAATGCAAATATTGGAATAATCCGAATGGGTGGGAAAAGCTGATTGAGCTTTTAAATAAAAAGGGATATGAGGCTTGGTGCATTGATAGGTATTCGTTATTTGGCAATGCGATAATGAATCCAATTCCCAAAGGCGCAGTTGATAAAACCGGAGATTTTCCCCTTGAGTTAAGAATGTCCCAAATTCATAACTCAAAATTCTTTATAGGCTTGGGATCTGGTTTGTCTTGGCTTGCTTGGGCTTTGAATAAGCCTGTAGTTTTAATTAGCGGCTTCAGCAAGCCATTTGCAGAATTCGAAACGCCTTATAGAATTATAAATGAAAAAGTATGTAACGGATGCTGGAATAACGAAAAGCATACATTTGACAAAAACAATTGGCTATGGTGTCCAGAAAATAAGAATTTTGAATGCACAAGATCCATTACGCCAGAAATGGTAATGGAAAAAATTAATAATCTACTTTAACATTTTTTGACTCATAGGTCTTTTTCAATAACGATGGGTGCTTTTTACCCTTCGTCTTTTTTGAATAATCATTTAAAAACTTTTGCTTAATAGGGTCTTCTCCTCCGTATGTTTTGGCCCTCTTTTCGCTAAGTTCAGCGCTTTTGTCTAAAAGGTCGCCGTATGTACCTTTCTTGTTCCTTGTTGCGTCCACGAATGCCAGTGGGTTATTAGCGTCTATTTGCGAGTCTACAGCGGCGTTAGGCACTTGGAATACCCTTTTCCACTGAAGCCCGTTTTTGTCAGTATATGAGTGTTCCTCGTTCATTGTTTGAATAAGGTCAATTGTTTCTCCCGTCTGTGGGTTCTGATAAGTGTAAAGTGGCATATTTTATATTAACAAAAAAGCCGCTTTTTCAAGCGGCTTTGGGTTTATGTGATTTTAACTTCTTTAGGTTTTGAATTTTTACTGTGTGGAGCAAAGATGGTCAAAAGGCCATTTTTTAATGAGCATTGAATCTCTTCCAAATTGAACTTCTTTGGAACGCGATACGACGCCTCATAATTTCGATTGAAGTTTTCTACTTCTGACTTAGCCTCAAGGTTCACAACGTTTTCATCAGGAACATACTTAACGGAAACATTTTCCTTTGAGCATCCAGGGATGCAAACGATAATCTTGTAACCGTCTTCTGTTTCCTGTTTAAATTCAGGAAATCCGTCAAAACATCCAGAAGTGTTCCATTCCGCTGGAATACTTGATAGAGTGTAGCTAGAAGATGAATAAGACGAACCTAGCGTTTGCGTGACTGCATCTGTTATTTGTGAATTAATATACATAAGAACTGATGATTTGCATTTGCTGTGCCAACTCATTTACGAGTAAGGTTTAAGGAAGTTGATTTATAATTGAAACAATTTGTCCCACGGTTCTTTCGTAAGTGAAAGTTTGTCCCAATTTTATTCCTTCTTCGTTTATTTTTTTATCTTCAACAAGTTTGACGGCTTTTTCCATAGCCGCGACAGCCTGATCTTCAGTAAAATCATAAATATTTCCCTGATTAAAAGGCGCGCCTTTCACAAAGAAAGTGTTATCGTATGCTGGAATTTTACCAGAAGGTTCAACTAGAATTGAATTTGTTTTTGTAGCCCAATCTAAATGACTAGTAGCATTAAGTACAATGCTCCATTTACCCAAGCATGTTGCATTAAAAGATGGCAGTCCCCAACCCTCTGCTCCAGATAGGCCGCTCAAATCAATGTCGGCAGAGTTTAAAATGTCATTAACTTCTGAGTTTGTTTTTACAAAAGGTAGAAAGTTAACGTTCCAAGCCAACGACCTATATCCATCCATTATATTTTTCATCAAATCTTTATTCAGGAAAGGATTTAAAATAGAACAGGTAAGTTGATATTTCGGATTGTTTCCATATTTCTTTATCCAAGTCTTGATGATTTTGTCGGTATGCTTTCTTTTTTCAAACTTACCCATTAAAATAAAATGGGTTTTACCTTCAAGATATGTTTTTGATGTTTTAAAGAAATCGCTGTCAAATCCTAATGGAACAGAATAAACTTTTCCAAGACCGGAAAAAGCAAAGCTTCTAGCGGAATTTGCGCTCGAAAAAATTGTTGTATCTTGTAAGCCGACGATGCAGCGTTCTACATCTGTCGGCTCGTCAAGTTCATAAAAAGTATAAAGCACTTGTTTTGGGCAAATTCTATTTTGCGCTCCATTTAAATGCCAAAGCTTTAAACTTGTAGTGTCCTTTGATAAGAATTTAAACCTATTATTAAGGCACGATTGAATCCAATTAGAAAAATCTTTTTCTATTTTATCAAACGCGCTTAAATTCACTTCAGCAATTGGATGAATCAATAACTGGAATGAAGAATCCTTTTGAGCGATTTTATAAAATTCTTTTAAAAAATTATAAGAAACGTTCCCAAAAGAAATTGGGTTTAAGGGAGCTTCAAAGGAGATTTTCATTAAATTGGAATATCGTCGTCTGAATCAGTAGCTGGCTTTGGAGCAGCCTTTGCATAAGTTTTTGCTGCGGGCTTTGCGGTGCGTGGCGCGGAAGCGTCTTCGTCAGAAGCTTCCCCTCCGTCCTTCTTCTTTCCAGAATTTACGAAGTTAAGACGCTCGGTAATTACGGAAATAGAAGAACGCTTTTGACCATCCTTCTCCCAAGTGTCTTGCTTCAATCGTCCAACAACTGAAATAAGACTTCCCTTCTTGACGTACTTTTCAACGAATTCGGCTTGCTTTTCCCAAGTGTCAACATCGATGAAAAGCACTTCCTTTTCAGAAAGTGGGTTGTTTACAGCAAGGCGAAAGGTTGCGACCTTCTTGCCTGAATTTGTCGAACGAACAGTGGGATCTCCCACGGCGTTTCCTGCGAGTGCTACTACGTTAATCATATTTTTTTTGATAGTTTTTCTTCAGCTTTTTGAAGGCTGAATTGTGGATATTTATACAGCCTTGAATCGATAAGTCAAGCTCTTTTGCAATTTTTCTCCAAGCTAATGGCTTTTTTTCTCCGCTAAAATATCTCATCCGAAATATTTTTTTAATTCTTTGATCTTCAAATTCATCGAGTTTAGACAAGATTTCTTCTATGGTTTTTTGATCTGAAGATTCTTTTTCTTCTTCGGTTTCAAATATGCAATCAAAATTTTCTTCAATCTGCTGGTGTCTTCTTTTGTTAGACGAATTTAAACAAAGCCACCGAGTACAATTGCCAAGATAAGTTGAGAATTTTATCTTTCTATTTTCATCAAAAGATTGAATCGCATCGTAAATATGCGACTCTTTACTATTTAATAAATCATAAAAATTATCAATAGAAGTCTCTTTTGGAGCGTAGCTATGAATCATTTGAAGATAAATGCCAGAGTGACGATTAACGATTTCTTTGAAACAAGAACTGTTTCCGTTTGACCTGACTTCTTGAATCAGGTCGAGATCGTCCATCTGCTCTGGCATTAATCTCATGAGCCTGTCCTTTCTCCAAATCCAGCTAAACCTCTTTCAGATTCTTCAAGCGATTCTGTTTGATGAGCGGAAAACATAAACATTGGAGCGAATATCAATTGTCCAATTTTATCTCCCTTTTGATAGATCAGGGAATTTTTAGAAAGCTTTTTGCCTAAAAATCTAAACCTTAATTTAATTGTATTTCTATAACCAGAGTCGATAACTCCAACAGAATTTGCTAAAGATAATTCGTATTTACTAATGCTAGATCTAGGAAAAAGCAATGTATAAAATCCATTTGGTGGCTGAAGCACAACACCAGTGTCATATTCGATATATAAAATATTTTTCTTTTTCTCATCAGAGAAAACAATTTCTGGACCGGAAGAAGCAATCAAATCCCAACCAGCGTCTCCTTTGGCTGGTGCGATCAGATTGTTTTCGAATCCATTTTTTAAAACTTTGAACGATGTTTGTTCCATGACTTGAATTTCGCACAGATTCTAAAACTTGTCAATCGATTTTCAACAAATCGCGCAAAGCGCAATAAAAATACGAAGTATTTTTATTAAAGAAAGGGGGGATGGGGATCAAGGGATAGTTTGGGGGATAATAGGGGGGG